CAGGATAATTCTCAGGGTCGTAAGCCGCGATTCCAAATTGTGAGTTAGTGGCCAACATTTGAGCAAAATCAGCATCAACAAATCTTTTTTTCCTTTCATTAAAGAAACTTAATACACTAGCACCCCTTAATTTAAACACGTTTGTAAACGATGTATTAACCAATCTTGATAGTATAAAAATGTTTAGTAAATCAGATGTATCACCAAAAGTTGTCGAGTCTAATCTGTTCATTATATATCCATCCCAATTTCCGCTCTGAGATAGAAATTTTTGTAATTCATCTCTAGGTCCTAAGTCCATCATGGTTGTCGGATACATATGATTTTTAGTATTACCTTGTGGATTACCTAATACAAAATTACCTTCCCTTCCTAAAAATTGACCTGTCCCATTATTATTACCTTTGTATGGTGCGGACCTATAATAGAAATTGAATGTTTCGGGGTGAAGATAAACAGTTTGGTCACACTGTTTGTTATATGGTTGATTTGGAGGATTGTCATTTGGACCTGTAAAGAATCTACTTGTCTTGAATGGTAACATATATAAAGAACCATTTATCCAGTTATTGACAAATAGATGTGAGAAAACCTCCCTACATGCACCAAAATTGATGTTCATTCTAGTTACCCATTCAGTAATCAATCCATAATCATTCAATAAGTTTTGTGCTTGTAAATAAGGTGGTCTAACTAGTGAATAACAAGAACCTTCCACAAAAAATTGTGTTCTCTTAATTTCTCCGTTTCTTTCGTATGTCGTAAATAAACATGTTGCGGAAGAAGCCAATTGAACGCTGTCAGGAGGGTCAGGCTGATAACACTCTATCGGTACTAATGAACCACATGAGAACGTTGCCAATAATTCACCAATTTTATTTGGTACATCACCTTCTTCAATCGGCTCAGGTTCTTGTACTTGAAAGGTTGGTTGTGGTGGTTGAGTTTCTCCTGAGGTTACTACACCATCAATCGGAACTTCATATAAAGCAAAATTACCATTTGCCATTCCACCCATGCTATTAGTACCAAAATTTTGATACACATCTGAAGTAGGTAATCTGTCACTTCTCATCACAATTCTTTCAGAATTACTCATGGTGAAAGAAGTGTTATTATATTTTTTAGAATAATATACGGATTGTAATCTTATAGCCCTGAAAAGATTTCTTGGGAAGGTTGGTAGACCATCGTCTAAACCAGGTGAACCAACTAACCCCATAAATGGTACACCCTCAACACACTCTGCTTTTTGATAAGAATACTGATATCTTGGTTGGCTATTCTCACCTAGTTCATTTCCATTTATTGAACCTTGAAATATTCCTCCGCATGGATAGGGGGTTGGGTTAGATGCAAAAGTATAATAATTACCACTCGTTATTCTTAAACCTCTACCGTTTCCTCCGGCTCTAGCAACATATGAAGATGCTGCTTGATGTAAACCGTATGATGAAGTTTCTGTTGAACTTAAACTCGAGGTAAAACCATCAAATATATTAACTTCATCACTTAATTCATTTGTATTTATATAGTTGTAAACATTAGCAGAATTAAATGGGGTCCATTGTTGTTGACTAGGTCTAAAATGATATGACTTGTAAAATAACCTTCCTCCTGTATAACTACTATCAACACCAGAATTACTATTTGATATTGAACCATGTCTTGTACATCTATTTGCAAGGTCTGCCGCTTGTTGTTGGGAACTATTATTAGGTAATTCTCCGAAGTCTTTACCATCATTTGGTTGTAATGGTATGTTCAACTTGAAATTACCCTCAATAGTTTCATCCCAGTGATTCAACTTACCAAAAAATCTACCTAAACCTATTTTCATAGGTTGAGAAGTTGAGTGTGGGTCAACACCCCTCATCATAATTGTAATATAAACATTACTTTGGTCTTGATAAGCATCCCAACCATTCCAATAACCCCAATTCCAACAAATTTGGCTAATATTTGCGGGTGGTGTAACACCTAAGTAACCAATTTGAGACCAAGGGGAAAAAACTCTATTTTTGAATGAGAGTTGTTGCATATCAACATCCCAAGCATTGTTATATCTTAACATATACTCACCAACACTTATAGACTCTACAACTTGGAAATATTCTATACCTGTTGGGAATCGTAAAAATTGATTTTGTGTCGAGTCCCCTGAAATTTGATACCTTGTGACAAGTCTTTTACCTGTGATGGGATGTGTGTGACTTACATTAATGAACGTGTTGCCATTATTTAATGAAGTACCCGTTACTGAACTTGTACCAAACTGATTAGAAACGGTACCAGATAAATTAACATCATTATAACTAAATGGATTATCGAAAGTTAAAAGTGAACCCTTTTCATATTGATTTTCTGTTAATAAAACGAATATGTTATCATAGTGATAACCTAATGTATTAGGGTTATTGTTATTATATACTGTAGTATTTAGTAACGGTGTTGGTTCATACTTTTGTGTCGACCCGTTATAAACAAAGTCCCAATTCTGATTAGGTGGGTTAAGTTGTGTGTTGAAAGCGACTTTGATTTGTGTGGTACCACCACCTAAATAATACAGATTGTTTGCGTTTGATATGTTTGTTGACGAATTTAAAACACCTTCATATATTGGTTCTATTTTATTTCTATTTAGACCTGAACCGAAAAATTTTGATTTAGCGTTTTGTAAATTAATTCTTTCGTGCAAAGGGGTTGTCATGGAAAAATAGAAATCCGTTCTTGTTGCTTCTGGGTCAAATGCCTCTTCTTTTGTAAATTGTAAAATCCCTGGAGTTCTAAAAGTGAAACCCCTACTGATGTTTGATGACTGAAATCCTGCAAACATTGGTTGTAAAACTTCTGTAAAATCAGTAGAACCGTTGGTAGCATCAGGAGCATATTGCTCAGCACTAATTAAATCCGCCAATACACTATTATTCCTAAAAGGAGATTGTTGTTGAGTTGGTGGTATCCCTAAAGAAACAGCATCAGCGGATTCACCCTCAGGTTTACAACTGCATAATTCACAGTCAGGAAAAGTATAAAGAGGTAAATTGAATCCTGATAATGTTTTCAGGATTCCCTTCACAGCATTTATAGGACCTGACATAGATGGTACAGGTCTAGGAGCCCTATCTATTTTTTCTAATAAATTTAGAATAATTTCAAAAAATCTACAAAAAACGTGTAGATAAAGTACAATACGTCTAAAAATTATACTGATAAAAATTATCGTGAATGAAAAAAAGACGAATAATAAATCAGGTTTGTATTGCGCGTCATTAGTTGGAAACCTATTACTTGTACTTTCACACTCATCGTCTGTTATATTTTTTATCCCTGAATATCTTCTGTTCAAAAAACCTTTTGTAAATCTTGTAATCAATTGAGATATCGTATAAACTTTGTTATAAGACATATCAAAAAATCTATCCTTACAATCGATAGCTTCTTGTATCATACTTTCTCCGATGGTATTTCCAGTAAGACCGTAGTCGTTCCAATCTAAACTGAAAGCATAAGACGCTTTCAATAATTTGTAATTGGAGGCATTGACTGAATACTCAATAGGGTCATTGTTATCCTGTAACCACCCATATTCTTTAATATTTGGTACTAAAAAATTTGCTCTTCTAATCGGTAACGACAAATCAGGTGATTGGTTCCATTTAACTTTGAATCGGTATTTACCTCTTGTAGGTATTCCTTTTTTTTCGTCGTTAGAAAATACTTGTTCTCCGAACTCATTAGTTATGATGTAATCCAAATTCATAGGCACATCTAATAACCAAGTTCCATTTTCATCTATTACATTACCATTATTTTCTAACTTGAATTGTTCTAATACTGGTCTACCTTCGGAATCTTGTTTGATAGTTTGTCTAATTGCAAGTATCTGACCTGGTCCAGCACCTAATCCACACATATTTCCTGACCTTATAGGTGGTTTACAATTTTTCTTGATTGCACCCCTATCGGAATCTGAAAATATGGAACCCATGAAAATTGCGGTTGGCTTAATCTCTATATTTTTAGTTTGAGTTAGGTCTAAGTCCGCTCTTGTAATTGAAATTTGACACAAATCTTCATCACCCCAAAGAGGATTCACAGTCACTTGTTGTGTGACACTTACTATTTGTGGTAGAGTAAATAAGTTTTCGGATGTTTTGAACGTTACACCATCTACTTGACTATCGGTCGCTAATCCTAATCTTATTAAATCTTGAGGGGATTGTGAAAAAGGACCTATATCAGAAAGGTCAACATTCATAACAAGATTTTGTGACCCTGTTGGTACCCCGAATAACATGAAATCCCCACTATCATTTGTGGTTACGGTAAATTTGTAATATTTATCGAATATTTCTACCGCAGTAGAATTAGTCAAAACATCCTCTAAATCAGGAAATGAACCCGTTGCAGAATGACCAGGATAAGATGGTTTATAAGGTAAAAGATTGTATTTGAAGCCATCTTCATTGATTTCCTCAGGACTTTTATATGGATAAATAGCACTAATAACCGGATTAAATTCGTCCTCAGGGGTAATTGGCACAAAAATAGATAATTTGGCATTAGGAACTCCGAATCCATTGTTGATAGATATTCTTCCGACTACAACTCCATAATCAGCACACGTTCTTGTATATATTTCAGTTTGGGAAAGTTTCAATGAAAGAATTTCTATGAATTCGAAATCCTGATTCAAGTCGAATGTTAATGATTGGTCTTTCCCAAGTTGAGTTCTTAATCTTACTGATTTTGACATCAAATACTTTTTGGATAAATAGTTTATTATCTATTTTCAAAAAATAATTCGATTAATAAAAAAATAAATCCATTAACTGAAGTTGACGGTTTTTAAGTTTTTTACTCTGACTGTAATATCTTTACCAGGAAATCTTACTTGGTAGGTTTGGGTTGGTTCTGCAAATATTGTTTCATCAATCAACTGTATTTGTCTTGTTTGGGTATCTGAATATCTTTGTGATGTTTGTGATGAAGAGTATTGACCTCCTACCAAGTTAAATACGTCAATTTGTGCCACCGTTATAACTCCATTCAATGATTGTATATCCTTTTTGATTTCGGAAACATATACATTTTGACCCATTTCTCTGACAGATGGTGAAAAATAATTTGATATTATATCAACTATTTGTGTTATAGTGGTTCCTTGGTTTTGACTCCCGTCCAAGACAACATAAACATCAAATTTCAAGTCAATGACTTGAGCACTTTCTATTGTAACATAGTCATTAATCATTCTATAATTCGATAAATAATTCGCAATATTTGATTTCAAGGTATTTGATATCACATTAGTCAATTTACCTGTTGAATCGTATGATAAACACTGAACCCTAATCTTATTGTCTTGTTCTGTTATGGCTACTTTTGCGGGTGCCCCAAACTGAGATGGCATACCTCTAATAATTGACTCGTAATCGTTTACTGTCACAGCTCTTTTTTGTGCGGCAAAATTATAAGTTACATAATTTCTCACCTCTTCTACTGAAGGTACATTCGCACCACCAATTGCGGCAGTTGTATTAGTACAATTAAGAGAATTTATAGTCGATGTATTTTGTGTTTGAGAAGGCCCATTTACTGAAAAATTTACAACACCCAATTGATTTATAACACTAACACCTACATTACTGCTTATCCCTCCTCCAACTCTATACTGAACAAATAGAGTAGAATTAGCCTTCAATGTACTACCCAATGCTAAATTATTAGAATATTTTTGTAAATTTAATGGGTTACCTGTTGCAGCAAATTCTCTTAGTTGTTCGTCAGCAGATTGACTGCCGCCTCCGAATATCATCTTGAAGAATCCCTCAGGGGTAAACTCTGTGATAAACTTGTTACTTGTTGTGATGTATTTACCTACCTTAACTCCTGGTTGGTCGGAAGCCTTAGATGGGTCTTCGACAAATACTTTATCTTGTATCAATGCATCAACTTCATACCATTTGTTATTAGTTCCCAAAAATTCTTGGTTTGTTGGTACATTAGCATATTGTGTACCATCCTTTAATAGAACACTTGTTACACCCAAAACATTTTTTTCAGGTAAAAAAAGTTCTAAAAAAGGTACAACGTCATTGGGTAATATAGTCTTTTTGAAAACCTTAGTCACACCATTCACAACCGTGTCTCTTTTAGTGATAGTATAATTAAGTATGTTACCATTTGCATCTAAATTGGGTACTTTTTTTCTGTTAGGAAATCCCTCAGGATTGAATGGTGATGAAAAATCTATATCATATACTGTTTCAAATATTTGTCCTGCACCTTGTACCTGTGAACCTGTTCTCAAAATCCCGCAATATCTTATGTCTTCTTTATCTCCGAAAGCCGGTACTATAATCGAAAAATCAACCAATGCGACCGAAGGTCTCTGACCAGGTACTTTGAGTCCATAAGTTCTTGCAATGTTATATATAGATGACCTTTGTTGTGCATATTGTAAAACTGTTTCTTGTATACTTCTATCAATTTGAAATTGTAGGTTATCTGAAACCGCCGCGTTCAAGTCTAATAGGACTGAAAATACAGATGCGTCGTTAACATTTGATAAAAGGTCAGGATAATAAGTCCTCACAAAATTAATGAGTTCTGTCCTTATTGATTGGAAATCTCTTACCGTATACGATATTTTTTTATTTGCCATATTTTTTATATATTAATTATTATAAAATCACTACTTTCGAAAGCATTAGAAGTGACTACATAATCTATTCTAACCTTAGCAGTATGTTCTTTTGTTGCAATCCCTGGAACTCTAAAAACTCTACTGTCCCCTTCAATTACGGTTCTGTTTCCCGTTTCCTCCTCAGTAGACGCATCGTAAACTTGTAAATTTGTTATTCTAAGATTAGGTATATATTTTTGTACCGAATCTCTTATTTCAGCCTCTATTTGACTAAAAGTTGGACCGTCCAAGGGTTCGAAAATATATTCCAATAATCTAGTTCCAAAATCAGGTAGGAAATATCTAGTACCTTTTCTAGTCAACAACAAATGAATTAAATCAGTTTTCAACTCCTCTGCCGGTGTATTAGATAAATCCAAATATTTACCCTCAGTAGAATTCCTGAATGGGAAATTTATTCCATATGTAACTCCATTAGCCATACCTATAAATATAAGGTGTTAAATTTTG